GAACCAATCACTATATTGTTTATCCCATTCTTGTATAGTGTCGTATCCGTTTTCTAACCAAGTTCTTAATTCTTCCATTCCGTGTTTTGTAATGAATTGTGCAACACCACTTACACTACATCCAATCCGTCTATTTCTTAACATAACTCTATTGGTTTCGGGCCAATGAGTTTTACCTAATGTTACGGTTTTGGCATACAGATAAGCATATTTAAGTGTTCTTTGATAGTCCTCTAATGAATCGTGATTGTTTGGAAACGTCTCTACTAAACAACATAACTCATATGATTCAAGTGATTGTTCAAGACAAGGATTTCCACCCGCTACTCTATGGTCTTTATTATCTCCACCATTTTGCATACGAGAAAATTTTCTCATATTGTCTAACCATGCGAATCCTGGTTCGCCATTATCATTAATTCTCTTACACACATCAGTATAATCCATACCTAGTTCTGCAAAAATACTATTGTTTGAAGTCCACCCATATTGTTCTCTGTCTGGATTAACTTTATAATTTTTTAAATCCAAATACTCGTCATCATAGGGATCACCGAACACAATCTCCGCCGTTCGTCTTACATTCCCTGCTACGACACATTTACCAATTAGGTTCATTATATCCACAATTGTAGTTACGGTAATTGGATTATTTAAATTATTATTCAATACATTTCTAATACTTTCGTGAACTTCTTTTAAAGGTTCGTGGCCACTTGAAACTCCACCAAACCCTTTGATTGGTTCTCCCTCATCTCTAACTTTCGTATAATCAAATGTAACAGGGGCCGTTCCATGAAAAAATGACTCTAACAACAATCTCAAACTTTCAACCCATCCCTCTCGTGTATCGGGAATCTCATAAACTTCTTCTTGTCTGTCGTTGTTAGGGCCCTTTATATGTACATGACCAGCCCCCTTTGTATCAAAACCAACTCCAACACCTAACATTGATGCATCCATTAAAAAACAAAATGGTTTCGAGTAATCGTCTTTTATTGTAGAAGTAGAAACAAAAGCACAATTATTTAATGCCGCATATAACTTCTTTTCTTCGGTGATTGGAGTTCCCATCGCCCACAAACCACGCCCTGGTGGTAAGAATTTCATATTGAAAATTCTCTCATACATTTCTTGTGCTGATGCTTGAGCTTGCCAAGCATTCCAACCAAGTTGATGTTGATCAATCCAATTCTTTTGCATGGAATAAGTACCTTCTACAACCCTACGAACTGTTTCCCACCAACGTTCATTTTTACCATCTTCTTTGATACGAGAATAGGTTCTCATATACACCAATTCACCTAAACCATTAAAACCAAATGGTGGTTTTTTTCTCTTGTACTTATTTATAAAATTTTCCGATAACTTAAATTCCACTCGTAACTTCCCTTCTAAAAACTATTTATATTTATTTGCCCAATATTTCTTTATCTTCTTATTAAGAATTATATCTCTATTCCTATAATAATATTTCCGTTGTCGTGCCCTACGAGCTTCAATTTGCTCTTTTTTAGTAAAATATTTTAGAGGTCTAGCCATACCAAATCCTAAATAAAAGTAGAGAGAAAATCTTTTTTGTTTCCAATTTACTTTCCCAACCATAAATAAATATTATATATATTCGGTTCTATCCCGAATATTTTAAAATTAACCAAAATCAGTAAAGTTTTTGTCAGAAGTTTTTTCTTCTCCCGCTTCTTCACTACTCTTATAATCTTTATATTTATTTCTCAATGTTTGTTTCAAAAAATCTTCTGAATTTACCATCTTTTTTGATGCCTCTTGTCCACTTAATGATGATGGTCTATGTACATCTATCTTACCAATGTTAGTATTCATAGTTGCTGGGTAAGTAATTCCATCCACTCCAAACCTATTTTTAATCACGTGGAATCTTGCCGTATTTCCAACCTTATCCTCAATCTTTCTACTAACACTAACTACAAAATCTGAAGTCATAACTTTACTATACGCCTCTGCAACTTTACTGGCATCAATCACATCTTCTTCAAGTGCTGAACGATTAGCTTGTGAAGCTGTCCATATTGGTATATCCATCTCTCCCGCTAATCCTCGTAGGTCTTCATAAATGTTTCCTAATTGGTGTCTTAACTCTTTACCACCACTAATATCTCTCATAATATCTGCATAATCTACTATAACGATATCTGGTTTAAATCCACTTAACTCTACTTGTTTTAAATGTGCATTTAATGTCTGTACTGATGCTGACCGTGTTGGAAAATATTTTATTAATAATTTTCCCTTTACTTTTTCTAATGCCTTCTTAACAGTTTCTTGTTGAAACTTAATTTCTCCTGTGGGTATTCCTGAAAATATAGTATCATATCTTAATCCAACATAAGATTGGTTTAATTCTAATGTGTAATGTATTGCGGTATTACCTCTTTTTATAGTCTCTGATACCAATCTCTGTAAACACCAAGTTTTACCAATACCAGCTGGTGCTACAATAACTCCTAACTCACCTTTTCCTAAACCCCCATCCATCACTTCATCTATAATATCCCAACCTGTAGCAACAGTATCTCGTGTTGAATGTGTTAATCTTTCTTCCAATCCCTCTATATAATCATGTCCTAAATCTTTTGTAGTTCCTGCCTTCATTGCCGCATCAATTGTAGTTTTTATACCATCATAATCGTGACGTTCTAATAAATCTACAGATTGCATTATTGCAGTTTTTAATGTTTGATTTTTACAAAACTCTATGGACTTTTCTTCTACAAAATTTAAATCAGTTGCCTCTCTAAGTTGAAATACCTCTCTTAAATTATCCACTACTGATTTCTTTAAAACTTCTGAACTAAGTTCATCTATTTGTATTTTTATTGCTTCTAATGTTGGTTCTACTTTATACTTCTCATAATACTTCTTTATACAATTTACCAACCATTTATCTGCATCGGAATCAAAATAATCTGGTTCCAATATATCATTAATTGTTTGCAAAAATCTACGATTGAATAATAATAATACTATTATTTTCTTTTGAAATGAATGTCCGAAATGTGTTAATGTTTCTGCCATATTAAAAAAAGTCGTGTTCTACTAAGTTTGCTGGATTGATTGCCTTCTTTACTCGTGCTTCGGCAATTTCAAAATAATCTTTTTCTCTCTCTATCCCCAAGTATTTTCTATCTAAAGTCACACAAGATATTGGTGTGGTGCCACTACCCATAAACGGGTCTAACACTACATCATCTTTTCTACTCCCAAGTGTTACTAAATAACTGAATAGTTGGAGTGGTTTTACCGTTGGGTGGTTGTTTTTAGTTGGTTGTGTAGTGAATTTCTTATCTACACCTTTCATATCTTTACTTGATTCTGGACTTTGACCATTATATATCTTTTGTTGTTTTTCAAAATCATCCAATCCCATATTTTTTTCTGACTTACTCGCCTTGGGAACAACTAAAAATGGAAATGTCCGTTGAACTTCTGGATTTAATTTTACCAATCTACTTTTCCACCACTCATCTAAACTATAATATCTACTAAAATCTCCCTCATCTCCTTTACCTGGATTCTCTCCAGTTCCTTCTTCATCATATGCCCAACCACCACTAAACATCTCATTTGTGTTTTGATATGCTCGGCCACCAGTTGATTTAGTTTTCTTACCTGTATCTAATACTTTATCACTTACTAATAGGTTAGCGGCAAATCTACCAAGTGGTGATGCATCTGCTGTATCATTATCTTCACTCTTAAATCCACTTGTCTTAAATACCGTATTTTCTTCTCGTGGTTTTCTCTTTGTGGTTTTTCTTGATGCTTGTATTCCTCTTGATAATCCTTCTCTATTTGGTTTTTCCCATCCACCTTCATACATCTTACCTTCACCTTTTTCATATTTCCCATCAAAGTTCATCATAGCAGCAACATTATCTTTATCAAACTGTTCTTTATCTCTCATACCTGCAAATGGTATTCTACAATCATCTAACCAAGTTACTCCCTTTTGATTATCAAGTGCTTGGTCTAAATAACCTTTTTGTTCTAATGGTTTCATTGCCACAATCACCACTTCTACTGCTGGTTTTGGTTGATAACCTGCATATGAACCATCAAGCTCTTTTGCTTTGTCTGATGATGGTTCTGTAATATCATATTCATGTTCACCAGCTTTAAATGGTTCAGACCTATTATTACCATCTGTGTAGGCGAAACTGGCGTCATTTTTCCTTGTATATTTTTTTGTTTCAATAACCTCTCGTTCAGCACCCAATCTCTTATCAACTGCTTTTCCAATATTCATAGCCTTTGGAAAACCTGTTGCATATGCCCAATAGATTGGTGTGAAACTCACATTAAATCCAACTTCCTCTAACATCTGTGCCATTCTGTATTGAACATCACTTCTTGGTGCACTCATTACAAATGCTAATGAACCTGGTTTCAATACTCTTAAACATTCCTCGAAAATCTTTCGTGGTGGAAGTGTCTGATCCCAATCTTTACCCATAAATCCGTATCCGTATGGTGGGTCTGTGCAAAGTAAATCTACTGAATTATCATCGTAATCTTTTAAAACTTCTAAACTATTTCCGTTGATTAGTTTACTATCCATTATTGCCCTTTCTGAATACAAATACTGGTTCAGTTTTTATTCCTTTACCAGCCACACTTGATAATATCAAATCTACAGTAGGTTCTTTTATAAACCCAATCTCACTTGATATATTTACTGTTTCTTTCTCTATGAATTTATATTTTGGTGTATTTGCAATGTTAATTAACATATAACCATTTTTCTTCAATCCGTAATAACAATTTTTTATGGTCTTTTTTAAAAAACCATTAACCCACTCGTTCTCGGATGGGAATTTTTTAAAACTTTGGGTTGATTCATCCGAATATTTTTCGGTATCGAAATAAGGTGGTGAAGTAAAACATAAATCGATTGATTCTTTTTCTGGAATAAAGTCTTCACTTCCTTGTTTATATATATCTATTTGTTTTCCCAAATATGAAAATTCTTTTTTCATTTTTAACAAACCGTCATATGTTTTTGTTGATGGTTCTGTACCGATATAATGTTTAGTGTTTTTTGATGCTAAAAATCCAATCAATCGTCCACCCCAACCACAACTCATATCTCGTATCACTCCATCACCACCAAACTTCTCATAAATAACTTTTGCTGCACTTGGTCTAAAATTACTCACTGCTTGAGAACCTTGATATAATTTTAAACTCTGTCTAAAACGATTTTCTGTAAATTTATTATTACCGTGTTTTTCTTCATACTTCCAAGTTTTTCTAATTATTGTTTTGAGTAAATCATCATCATTGAAATATCCAATAGGTGGCATTTTAGAATTTCCACATTGAACATCTACCCAATGAGGAAAATAATTCCAAGCCAATCTCAAACCATGCATAGTTTGTTGTATTTGATTATCAATAAAAATACTATCCGAATCAAATTTTCTCAATGAATTTATATGTGAATTTTTTTCTTCTTCTCGTACAGTATAATGTGGAAATCCCTTTTCTCTATAGTATTTGAAAATCCATTCAATACCGTCCTCTATATCAATAGAATTTATATCATTTGTAACTCTGTGATAATTTAATTCTAAATCATCTATGTCTACAAAATTCTGTAATACTTCATAATTTACACGCATTATTATATTTTTTCTTCACCATACAATCCGTTTCTCAAAGTTTCTTCAATTTCTTGGTGTCTTTTCTTTTTATACCGTTCTCTGGCCAATTTTTGCAGTTTTTCCCTATTACGCTCATAATGTTCCATTTGCCAGCGCTTCTGTGCGTCGTGTTGTTCCGTTGAAGTAAAGTATTTACGCTTTCTTCCCATGACTCATCCTTGCGTATCTGTTCAATTGTGTGAAATTTTGTGCTAACCATCCTTGTAAATTTGGTAAAGATGTAAACAACTTATCTGCATAAAACATCGTCTCAAATTTATATTTCACCAATTCTGTAATTGGTTTTTCTATTCCTGATAATATTTTCATTCTAGCATTTCCAGAAATATCTACATTTTTTAACTGCATTAATTTATCATTGAGTTCTAATTGTTCCTTACAAACAACAACACTCTCATATAACTTTAATTCATCTTTATGTTTTTCAGAATATTCAACTATGTCTTTTAATGAAACATAATTGTCTTTATCTACTATAGCTGGAAATCTCTTTTTGATTGTAATTAATCCTGCACCTTTAACTCCAGGTATATTATCTGATTTATCACCTTCTAATATTCGGTATGTTAAAAAATTCTTAGATGGTATTCCATATTCTTCCATCAAAGTTTCTCTATCATACGTTTTCTTTTTAGTGGGTGAATATACTTTAATTCTATGATTTACAAGTTGTAAAAAATCCTTGTCGGTTGATAAAATAGTAATCTTACTTTTATCAAAAACTTGTTTAGATAAATAACCAATAGTGTCATCTGCCTCAATATTATCGATTGATAGTGTTGAAACTGGTAATAATTCTAAGTATTCTACAATTCGTTGAAGTTGCACAAGCATATTTTGTCGTTCTTCGTCTGGTGTATTAAAATCATACGAGCGAACAAGTTTCTTTTTAACTTTACGTCCTGCCTTATACTCTGGAAATAACTTACGACGGCGGGTGCTCCCACCCTTACCATCAAATACTATAATGGCTCGGGTGGGATTAAATAGATGAATCGCGTAACCTATACTTTTTAGAAAACCAACTATTCCCCCAATGTGAGCTCCGTCATCATTGAGAGTTGGCATAACGCTGAATACTCTTATAAAGGTATTCAGACCATCTATAATAAGTACTTTATCATTGAAGTGACCATCATCTAGTTTACCGCCTTTTTTCTTAATTTCTTCAAGTATGCTGAAATATCGATTATTCATCTCCCTCTACTTCTTCTTTCACGAGTTCAGATTCATCCATATCTTTTATATCATACTTAAGAATTACTTTATCACAAATTCTATCATAAACCTCATCCTTCAAAGAGTTTTCTTCTAATATTTTAAGAAAATCTTTAGATTGAAATTTATATTCTTCACCTGCAACATCGGTATATGTATACCAAGCTCCTGCAGACTTTACCAACTTATGTTTTTTCATTACTTCTAACCAAGAACCCACATCATCAATTCCACTTTCAAAATATAGTGGAAATTCGGCGTGTCTTAAAGGTGGCCCAAGTCTATTCTTAACAACTTGTGCCAGTATTGTCATTCCCAATACATTTTTCTTGGTGTCTGTTATTCTACCTTTATTCTTTAATCGAATTCGAGTAGAAGCGTGAAAAGGAAGAGCTTTCCCACCTGAAGTTGTCCAAGGATCTCCGAACATTACTCCAAGTTTCGCTCGTAGTTGATTTGTAAAGACAAGTGCTATTCTTTGACGACCAATCATCTGGGTAATCTTTCTCATAGCTTTTGATATAATAATCGCTTTGGAAGTTGCCCAACCGTCTTTCTCGAAATCTGCGTCTATCTCTACTTGTGTGGAAGCAGCAGCCAAACTATCAACTAATATTGTAACCAGTCTATCCTTTTCAGCCTCTCTCACCTTAAGAACAATCTCCTCGATTGCCTGGAAAATTTCTTCTACAGTTTGTAATTGTAAGTAAAGTAACTGTGATGTATCTATTCCTAATACTTTCAAAAACTCCTCACTAACGGCATTCTCTGTATCTATATAAACAGCGACTCCGCCTTTCTTTTGGGTTTCTGCAAGTATGTGTGCTCCGATTAAAGATTTACCACTTGATTCTAAACCATTAATTTCAGTAATACGGCCTACCGCAATACCACCATTTGGTTTATTAGCAATTGCCAAGTCCAACATAGTCGAACCTGTTGATATAAATTCTTTAATATCTGTGGGTGTTGTATCAGACCCGTCCAAGAAATATGCTACTTTCATATCCTTGAATTGTTTGTTTAAACTATCGGCTAATACATTTGCCAATTCGTCTCTAACTGACATATTTTCTCCAATCAGTTTTACTTATCAAAAAGTTCGTTAAAGGCCTCTGAAACATTCTCTACACTCTTAGCAGATTCTACAGACTGTGCCGTAGTTACTGACTTTGTAGTGTTTTCTGCTGGATCATCTTCTCGTCCTTCTAACCAATTATTCAGAATTTCCGTAAGTTCATCATAAGTCTTTTCCTGATAAATTTCAGTAATATCCTTCTGGGTATCTGCTACCTTTTCAAGAATATTCTTATCTTCACTTATTGGTGTCTGTATTGGTTTAACGCGGATTGCGGTAGATGGGAATGATGCTCCTGTTTCTTCTGCAGTCTTAAATTCAACTGTAATATCACGACCACTTACTGGGTCTGTAATATCACCGTAATCTGGGTCTGAGATGACAGAGAGTATTTCTTGATAAACTGTTTTACCGAAGCCCCAAAACTTTGTACCTTGTGATTCTTCACCACGAACAATCACTGGTGCAAAAGTTCTCATTTTTGCTTCGAGTTTTTTACCAAGTCGATAATCATCACGATTACCTGATGCCTTTAATTTCTGTGCGAACTCCTCAACGGGGTCGGGACGACCAAAACTAATTGGGGATAAATGGGATTTGCCTCCTAGATCATAATGGAAAAACAATTCAATGAACGGATTATCCTTATTGAATTTATAAGGTACTAATCTAATTTGTTGTGTTCCTGGTTGTGGTTTCCAAAGATTTGAAGTTCTTTGTGTTGATGTTTGTAACTGATTTAAACGTCGCTTGACTTTATCTAAGTCCATTTGTTAATCTCCTATATGTATGTTTTATTTATTATTTTGTATTTATCAATGGTAATTCGTAATAACGAAGTAACCATATTCACATATAAATATCATATATATTACTTAAATACATTTATTTTTTTACTATTTTCAATGATTTTTAAAGCATATTTTAAACTGAATCGGCCTGCCTTAGGCGTACCATTAACCTTACCATCCGACTCTCCTAATGGTTTCATCCATAAGAAACCATCACAATTTTTAATTTTTGTATCCAATGTGGGATACTCACCTATTGCTATATTTGTTGGATTGTATATATTTCCAGTATATCCTAACCCATTTCTTGATGTATCTATAACAAAATTCTTACCAATGTATTTACTTATCTCCGTACCATATTCTACACACGAATCAGTATCTACGAAGTTACAACAATTCAATATAAATCCCTCATATGGTATTTTTTTAAACCTTTTTAGTAACGAACATACTTCACTTACTTTCAACCAGTTTGGATGTCCACTATCTATATAAATTTTAGCATTTGTGTTAGTCAATAATTTAAGTGAAGTTTGCATCAACTTTATTCGTTGTTGTGATTTCTTTTTAGTTAATTTAACACCATCACATAAAGCATCTGGTTCGTATATTATTATTGGTGAATGATTACCAATCCCTTCAATAACCTCATTTATAAATTTTAAATAAGACTCTTCATCTTCTTCTCCACCCATAGAATGTCTTCCACTAATATCTCTATTCGGAATAGAATATATTACAAATACAACTGTTTTATTTTTTGCTCTTTTTAACAACCGTTGAATTCTTGAAGGCACACGTTTCAATTTATGGTATCTATCTCTACCCAACCAAATTGCCATCGGTTGAGCATAGATTTTTCCCAAATCTTCGTGTTCCTTAACTAAGTTCTGATGTTGTATGTAATCAGGATAAAATAAATCCGTCAAAATTCCTATAACCTATTCTGTTGTTCCCCACTCTGTAATATTCACTATCTTATAAATTTTTGTTTTTATTCTCACTAAACCCTTTTCATTATTTAATAAAATTGAATTTCTATAATTCTCCCAAGGTACAATATACGTTTTATCTAAAACCCCATTATTTAATTCTCGTATAATATCATTCAATGCATTGATTGTATAAAGTGTATTGGTTTGTTTCTTTCTATGTAGTGAAATTGTATCTGGAATACCTTCCATAAAATCATCATCATATTCTACATTATAAGTACATACTAATTGATTTTTATCCTCTTCGTTCTGAAATACATATATTTTATCATACATTATAGTATTGCACGAAATAATAATATCAATTATTTCATTTAAATCGTTTATATTAGTAAATGTACATAGTAATTGTGTTCTCATTATATTTTATTCCACTCCCTAAACATCATCAAAAACTCCTTTCCTATCTGTATACCACTTACGATATTTTGTAGGAGTTCCAACGGTGATTGGGTCATTACCAGTCGCTAGTGAGGCAAGTTTTTCAAGTTTACCTCTTTCTGTGACACTCCAATCCAAATCCTTAGCAACTCTACTCATTACAAATATTTCTTTAATCTTTGCACCATATATCAAAATTTCGTTCCACCAAACAGAACCTTTCTTGCCTGGTGTTGAAAGATTTTTCTTTACTAACTTTTTATGTTTTTTCAACAACTTATTTGTCAAGTCAATATAGTCAGCAATTACTTCAGATGCTCTTTTATTTAATATTTCTTTAACTTCCTTTTCATATTCTTTGATATTATCTGCACCACCACCAAATTTTTCCTGCATTTTATCTTTTGTTTCCCATTCAAAATCTCTCCACGCTTCACGGTCAGGTATCTTCTTTCTTTTAGCGGCTGATTTTACCAGCATAGGATCATCAAAAACTATTGTTGAAGATATCCATCTACGACCAGTTTTATCGGGTTCACTTTGCATATCCATATATTTTCTTGCCAATAAAGTTCCTTCTAACCAAAATATAACTCCACCTTCGGTTTGGATACCTTTTCCTTTAGCCAATTGAGAATCTTTACCGGCGCGAGTAAAAGTTGACATAGATTTTTTACTACCAAGTAAACTTTTTACATTATCTAAATGATGGAGAGTTGTTACATGAAAAGAAGTTATTGGTATTTTACCAATTATTCTTTCCATTGACTTTGGATAAATGGGAATAGTTTTTTGATTAAGAACCCAATCTAATGTTTTTCTCGTATGGGCAGGATACCACTTATCATCAATCCAATCTTCCATTAGTAAGTCTTTTAGTTTGATCATTATTTAGGTTTCCTCTGGATAGCCTTTCGTTCACTAACACTCTTTTTAATACATTCTATCATATCATCACCAATACCACCAGCTATCTTTTTAGAATCACCAGCACTTCTCCAAGTATCCTCTCCAAGTTCATGAACATCATTTCCATCTTTCCCCCTTAAATTAACAGCGTTAGAATCAGCATCTATTTGTATATTCTTTTCTAAATGCTCTTGTAATTTTTCTCTCCACTCCGTATCTGGTTTAGGATCTGGCTCTTCATCTATACCAGCTTGGTCTGCAAGACATTTTCTAAAATCTTCTGGTTTACAATTTATACCACCAATTTGAATATTTTTCTTACCATCTAAATTATCTATATATTTATCCCAATGCATTCCTGCCATCCAAGATTTTACATAACCTCTAACATGGGGGCCATTTTCAGGTTCCCCTGTAATCTCATTAACTGGTGCGGGGCCATTTTCTTTCCAATATTCTTCATCTGAGTCTTTTGCTCCACTAACAACTTCTTCGTGTGCGTTTGCCATCGCCCTCTTATAATTTTCATTTAATTTACCAGCTTCTTTTAAATTATCGTTTTCTTTAATCTCTTTAAGTTCATCGGGTGTATAAACTGGGACCATGTTACCATCATCATCTTCAATTTCACTTTCTTTTGATATCTGTTCATATGCTTGTTCTTCAGTTTTTGGTGGAGATAACTCATTAAATCTATCATTTACCTGATTATACATTTGCCCCATTTTATTAATAAATTTACCGTGTGGTTTCCAACTTCCATTTCCACTTTTATTAAGTTCCATAATTGCAACTAATGCTTGTTCATCAGACCATTTATCTTCCTTGGGAGTATCAGGATAAAGTTCTTCTAACTTAGCCTGTGTTTTTTTATGTTTCTTTGCGGCTTCAAAATATGCAGGTTCGTTTTGATATGCCTTTTGTGCTGGTAATCTTTTTGCCACAACCCCAAGTCCTCCAGAATCTGATCCCTCTCCTGATGAATCTCCTTGGGTTGTAGTTATTGGTGTTTTTGATGCATTTCCGTCTTTATCATTTCCCAACATAACATTTTTTGATGCATTTACAGACATTTTTGTTGCAGTTTCTTGTGCATCATTTACTTTCTTAGCAACTTTCTCTACATCCATATTTGGATAATCCCCACTATCAGCTATCTCTCCCATAGCAGCTATTACAGTAGGTATTCTTGTTTCTGCTGTAGAATTATTATGTGGGTCTTTCATAGACTTACTTTTCTTGTTAGAAGTATTTAAAAATCTTAAATTTCCATCTTTATCATAATAAACCGTTCCCGTATCGTGATCTTCAAGTCCATGTTCAAAATTTTCTAATTGTTCTTTATAATGAGTTTCACACTTCTTCTTTGCCTTTTTAGTTTCTTTAAATTCACAAGCCTTTAATTTTTTCTCCAATAAACCTTTAACCATTTCTTGATTTGCCTTAGACATAATCATTGACTTTGGTTTAGGGTGTTCAGGATTATCACTTAATCCACCATAATCAGGATCATTCTGTAAATCTTCCATAGTTGAACGACCACCATCAAATCCAACTCTTAACCATTCTCTCTGTGATTCCTCGTCTTTTTTAGACTTAAAATGTTGGTCTTTTACTTTAGTACCCTGATGTTTTTCCATTTGTCCATCAACCCAAGTTTCTCTACGGGCCAGCTCATTTACAACCTTTTCTCGTTGTTTTTCATCATCATCATTATAAGGAACTATACCAAGTTCTTGTGCATAAGCAATTCTTTTTTTCTTCTGATTTCCTTGATTGTATCTTTCTTTATGTTCTGGTTTTGGTGTTGGTTTTGAAGGTGTTACTCCTAAAGGTGTAGGTTCACCATTTGCAAATCCATTAGTAGCCTCCGAATAATTCATTTCACCATAACTTGCTGCTCCACCTCCTGGCCCATAGTTTCCACCTAATATTTCTTGATGTTCATTTTCTACTATTTCATCAAGAACTTTACCTTCTTCTTGTGGAGTTTCTGCATCATTAAGTTTTTTATCAATTTTAAGTGCATCTATTCTATCTCTTTCAGCCTGTTGAGTCTTTGTAAGTTTTTTAGGTTTAGGTTTTTTAGCACTTGGTTTTTCAGGTTCTCCTGTATCTGGATCACCTATATAATATTGTCCACCTCGGGGTCCAGTTTGAACTTCTGCTCCTGGTGGTGCACTTTTTCCTTTCAAATAAACCTTACCTTTTGCTTCCGATAAATTATATAACAATTCAGTTATAACTTCTTCATCCCAATTAAAGTCATTCAAAATTTCTCTTAATTGGTATTGATGTTCGGCACTCTTAGGATTAGGCGTTCTTTTAGAACCAACTTTATCTTTCCAAAGTTCAAATATCTTATTTAAATCTCTAATCATTTCTTCTTATCACCAGATTTGGTTTCTAATCCCATCTCTTTAGTAAATTCATTTGATTGGTCTATTAATTCTTCTATTGGTGTATCTATTTCTTTTATATCCATTTCTATATCACCATCTCCACCATTTGCTATATCTTGTGCTACTAAAGCTGCCCATCTATGATGACCATCTACAATATACCTCTCACCCGTTTCAGGGTCTCGTGATACGATAATTGGTTCGTTCAATTTCTTAGTAAATTCGGAATCTGGATCACCATTCTGTAATTGATTTAAAAATAATGATACCTTTTTACCAACGAGTTGATTTTGAGTTGCCTTCAACTCAGTTACCTTAACTCTTACTGGTTTTGCCTCTTTACCTATCTGCTTCATAAATAACTTTTCTGTATTAACTTCACCCTCGTTATCCAATTTTAAAACTCCAGCCTTTACCATTTGGTCTGCCTTTCCTCCTGGTTCTGGTTTAGATTTTAATTGAGGCATCTCTTTTCTTGGTATTCC